ATAGTAATAGGGTCGATCATTTTGCATAAATCCTCGCTCTTTCTTCCATTAACTTAACGCGAACTTGCAAATCGTGAATGTCTTTGTAAATTTCTTCTTTCAGCCTATGCCGCGCTTCAGCAGACAATGGACTGTCCGTAGGCGTACCGGATGGCGTAATCAAAGCAGGCATAGAGCCTTCGATCTTAGTCAGTCGCGTAGAGAACTCCGAGACTTGTCCAAGTAGCCAAGCCAACGCTGCTACAACTATCGGAATAATCGCTTTGAGTACGTCTTGCCAGTTCATGACTTAGTCACCAAGTGCAGCAATAGAAGAATGATCGCACCGGCACACGCAATGCCTATCGACTCTATGCGCTTGATGCGAAGAATCGTCTCTTTCCACCGTTCAGCGCAGACAGCCTCATGCGTCAGAAACTTTGCTTCGAGATTATTTTCCATAATCACTCGTAGGGTTGCCAACGCTACTTGCGGGGAAAGTAGTGCCCAAACTACCGTCAAGAGTCATTGTCATGGTTGCGTTGTGTCTCCAGCTTGTTGTAGTGCTGTGCCTGATGTCGTGCCTGCGGTTATGGTACTCATGCTTGCACCTTCAATGCTTTGAGTTCATCAAGGGATGTCGCTGCATCTGCAAGCTGCGTTACGTTACGCAGCCTTTGTTTTTCAGTCACGATTGCAGACACGTCTGCACTAGCCTCTAAAGCGCGTTGATATGCAACATCCTGCGCTGCTAGTAGTGGCGCACGTTCAGCACGAAGCCGATCCTTGGTAATCGCTTTTGCTTTGTCAAAATTTATTGTAATCATTCTGCGTACTCCCAAGCGTTGCGAAATGTTCGGTCAGTTGGGATGTCTGCAACATCCACAATCTTGAATGGCTTGCCAGCAGGTACATCCTTGGCGGCAATTTCCTCAATGGTTAAACCGCATTCAGCGGCTGGAATGATGACTGCAACACCGCCATCGTCTGTTGGGTAAATAATTCTTGAGTTCATGGTTATCCTTATCTAAAGACTGAAATATTTACATATTCACAATCACCTCTTTGTGCAGTGTTATATGTTAATGAAGTTATAACAGCAAAAGATGATGATGTTGGCGCTATGTAATATGGAGAAGTTGATTTGGCATTTGGATAGACAGCAAAACCATTTCCACTTGAGGACTGCATAGCACAACCCATAGATGCATAATTTGCATCAGTCATTGCAGTTGTAAAGTTAATTGCATATTCTCCGACACCATTATCAGTAATGCTTGAAACATTCCCACTTGCATTAATAGCTATCGTACCTGTACCGTTGAAGTTTACCCAAGAACGACAGGGATAAATCGGCGCTGTACCCGATACCGTCGCAAACTGTGCTGAGTTAATGTTTGGCGTTGTTAATGTGGGGCTGGTCAACGTCTTGTTAGTCAGCGTATCAGTAGTGGCTTTACCGACAAGCGTATCCGTAGCCGCAGGAAACGTTACCGTGTTAGTGCCCGCAACAGCAGGAGCGGCAACCGTTAAAGTTCCGCTTGTTGATCCATCCATTGTTATGTTGTTGCTAACAATTTTTACTTTTGTATTGTCTTGCAACAGTTTTCCAGTTGTTCCAGAAAATGTAGGAATAGCATTTGCTGTAGATGATGCCGGGCCTACAACATCCCCAGTTGCTGTTGTTACAACGTTCAGCAACTGAAACCGCGTTCCATCGTATTCAATTAACACAACCGAATTTGCAACTATGTTGCCTGCTACAAGAGCCGTCGTACCGTTCTTAGTGATTGACTTAACGCCAACGCCGTCAATGTTGATTGTGACTGCGCCAGTATTTGTATTTGCAGCAACAAACGAGAATTGATTGCCCGCAACATAAGCCGTTAGCGCAGGAGTCATTGTTCCCGTAAGAGTGTCAGTACCCGTCACCGTGATGAGTTTGTCAGTTCCGCCTTGCAACTGCGAAAACCGAACAGCGTCTGCGGCTGCTGTAGCTGCGCCTAGACCCGTTAATTTATATCCCGACATGGGAATATTGGCTGTGACAGTCGTTTGACCGTCTTTAGTGATCGCGGTGCTAAGACCCGTTGCCAAGTCAGCAGTCAGCGAGTTAAACGCTGTGCTACTAATAACTGTACCCGAGACGACAGGTTGCCCTGCCGTGTTGATTTGGAACGTCCCTGACCCGTTGTAGCTCAAAGTTTTATCTCCCGTGAATAAGGCATAAACAATGAATTAATCATTGTTGTGCGTTTTGTTGTTGCCACCGCTGAAGTTGTTGTGCAAGCCTTGCAGCATCCATTGGCGAAATTGGTGCATTAGGTATATTCGGAATCTTGCCGCGTAACTGATCTGCTAAGCGTTGGCCTTTGCCTATTGCAAACGCTGTCTCTCCCATTAATCTCGGAGAAGATGCTGCTAATGACGTTGCTGCTGCAACAGGCCCGCCAACCATGTAAGCCATACCACCTGACGGCAATGCAGTTGCTCGTTGCAATCCTCTAGGCGACCATTCGCTTAGAGCTTGTCCCGCCAATGCAGGCATGATTTGCTTGCCGCCTTCGCTTTCTAAAGTACGCGCAAGATCAGTCCTGTAGCCATAACTTGTGTTGACATTGTTACGCATCAACGATTGAAGTTTACGCATCGCAGTGTCTGCGCTTGCTTTGTTGTTAAGCGACAATGCTTTTTCAATCTCTCGGATTGTCTCGGTTGCTTCCGAGTAATCTTTCATCGTTTTTGCGTAGCCTGGGGCTTGCGCTTCAATGGTTTTTTTGACTGCGTTATATGCGTCAGAAATTACTCGTTGTGCTTGTAATTGTTTTGGGTTGTCAGGATAAATTGCACCAATACGTTGCTTTAACGCATCAAGACCTTCAACCGTATGCAGATCAGGCGCTGATCTCCAATCGTCAATAACACTTTGGACTTCCTGTATTTTTTTAAGTTCGTCTGTGCCTACTTTGTACTTTGACGTTCCCTGTGGACTTGTAACTTTGATTGAATTTATTGAATTGTTTAAAGCATTATCAATGTCGGCAAAGTTAAGGGTTGTTGCATCATTGGCATACGCGGCTTCATTAGCGCGATATTCTTTGCCTTTTGCTTGCCGCATAGCATCAAGGTTAGTTTTTGCATCACTCAAAACATCAGTCATGTTTGCTTGACCGCGCAAGTTTTGCGTAAAGCTCGTTTGTGCTTCACCGCCTGCGGGTTCATAACGACCAACCCTAGTGGCTTCAGCCAAAGGTGCGATGCCCGTACCGGTTTGCAGTCCAACGCCTTGAGCGACGGCTTTGCTGATGCCTTTGCCTGCGGCTTGCGTGCCTTTTAAAGCAAGAACTAATGGATCAATTGCTGCTCCTGCTCTTGCAGCAGCTTGTCCTGCCGCCGCCATGCCAGGCACACGCGATGCGACTGCACCGCCGCCACTTAGCACGCCCGCCACATCACTAGCTACGCCTGCCGGATCAGTAGCCAAAGTGTTTTTCAGCGCTTCCGTGCTGCCATAGCGTTCTTTGAGCATCCCGCCTGCTACGTTTGCAGCATTGACAGCACGTTGCTGTGCTTGCGGATCAATCTCAAAACGATTAATAAAGTTTGCTATTGGCTTTGGGGTAATGTTTTGCAAAGCACCCGCAGCAACGTCTGCCGCCCCGCCTATTGTTTGCAAGGGGCTTGCTATTGCTTGCGCTACATTGCTCAGCAAACCACCCATGCTGCTTGGTAGGTTGGACATTGCCTCACCAGGCACATCTGACCAAGCCAACGGCTTTTTAGGCGGCTGTGTTTTAGGCATTACTTGAGAATTTGCCTTGATTGCTGCGGAAATTTGCTCATCGTTCATGGTTGCAGGAAAGCGCACCTGCCCCATGCCTGGCACTTCAACGACTTGAAAATCATCCATTATTCAATCCGTCCCGTTGCAGGGTTGTATTGCCTTATTCTTCCTGTTGCCGTTTGTCCTGTTGCAACAGGCGCAAGATTTGAAAGCACAGGATTTGGTCGATAGCCTTGTTCTTGACTATACATCTGCCCATGCAAATTAAGAATGTCTTGAATCTCTTTTTTCATGCCAGCAAGTTTGGTTTGTAATATTTCAGCATTATCACTTGGTTGTGGCAAGAATGGTTTCAATCTTGCAAATTCACTTACTGATACTGCTGCTCCACTCAAATCGTGAATCTTTGATGCCGCAAGTTCAGTTATTGCTGCTCTAGTTGCAATACCTGCTTTATCCATTCTATTGACTGCACCAGTAGGCAATGCGCCTTTCATAAGTCCCGTTGCATTTGGGTTTTCAGTAACCAAATCTTCAGCGCGTGTAATTTTGTTTAACAACACCTGATTTTGCGTAATTGCCGTATTGATGTTAGGTGGTATTGTTTTCAGCTTTTCACCGGGAGGAGTGAATCCTGGCAATACAGATGGTGCGCCACCAGTTCTTGACGGCTGAAGGAATACAGGATTTCCTGCTGCATCTTGTGCTGCAACCGGCGATCCGAAAGTAACAGCGCCTGGCGTTCTGCCTTCTCTTACCTTACGCAAAGTGAATTCATTAATGTCAACAGGCGTTTTTCCTTGCGCTTGCATTTGTTTTACATACTCATCATATACACCAAGTTCACCTGCTCTTGGTTGTCCTACTGCCCGCAATTTTGAACGATCAACTGTTCCATCCGGGCGAAGTGCTAATGCAATACTTTCGGGTGTGTAATCTTTAACGTCTATTGGTGAAAACTCTGTCTTTGGATTAGCTTTTTGCAAAAACTCAGCTAATTGCATGGCGCGTGGATTGCCCGATGCAGCAAGCGCTTCAAGGTTATATCTTGAAGTTCCCGGCCTAACTTGGGGTGCAGCCTGTGGTGCAACTTGTGGCGCAACTGGAGCAACTGGCGGTGTCGTGCCTTCTGCACCTGCCATAACTGACGAGCCAGGCTGTCCAGGAATCATTGGGTTCATTGGTGGCGCAACAGGAGCAACCGCAGTTGGAGTTTGACCTTGTTGTGATGCTGTCAAAGTACGTTGAAATTCTTGTTGTTCACGTTCTTTTGCCATTTGTGCAAGCAATTGCGACATCGCTATCTGCTTAACTTGCGGATCGCGCAACTTTGCCAAAATGCTAGGGTCAAGAGTGCCAGGTGCACGCGCAGGTGTAGCCGCCACCATAGGCATAAAATTGCCTTCATCATCAGTAGCGGTTGCGGGTGCGCGAGCAGGCATTGCTTCCTGCCCTTGCATATTCCCAAACAAAGTAGCAATGTCGGATGCGCTTTCTCTTTGCGCTCTCTCGCCCAATGCTTTCTGTTCGTTAGCCAAGTCTTTCTGCGTCTTGACAGCCATATAGCCTTGCAACGCTTTTGCAAGACCCGTTAGCGGCGAAGTCCTAGCTTGAATGCCGTTATAGCTAAATGTCTCAGCAGGTTGAAATGCCTGTTGCTGCATAAGTTCTGCCATGCGCTGCCGACGCGCAATATCGGCCATTTCCGCTTGATACGGACTTGGCAAAGTAAAACTGACTTGTTCAGCCATTATTGACTCTCCTGATACACGTTCAAATCAGTAGGCGTTGAAGCATTTTTTGCATCAGTGCTGCTGTACGGAGCAATTGACTTTTTCTTAAACAATTTCGCCATTTCCATTGGCGAGAATCCACCGCCATTACTAGTGGGCATTTGTGGCATCTCTACTTTTTGCTCGGGCAAAATGTAATTTTCCAATGCTTGCGCCATGCGCTGACGTTTTTCTTCAGGGTTAAAACTGAACATGGAATTCATGCCAATGCTCCGTAATTAACCATCTTGTAGCCGCTCGGATGCTCGATTACAGCTTGCGGCATCACCGCTTCGACTTCATCAGCCATTACGCCTATTTGACGACCGCCGAAAATGTCGTATTCGTAAATGCCTATTCCTAGTCGATGCGTGCCAATGCGTTGGATGTTTGATTTCAAGCGACGATCTGAGAAGTAAGTCGCTGCTGCCATGCCACCTTGACCGAGCAAGTTGTAAAGCCCCGCATTCTGAGCATTCGCATTGGCAGATTGAATGCCATAGTTCTGCATATTCGCTTGCCCTTGCGCTTGCGCTCCAGCAAAAATCGGAGCAGGCGCAACAGTAGGCGCTTGATAGCCTTGAAACTGCGGCATCTGAATTTGTGAGCCTGACAGCAAACCAGTAATCTCATTTAATGGCTGTTGACGCATTGCCAACTGCCGAGACAACTCTTGTTGCTGTGCTGCATTTTGAGCAGCCATTTGTGATTGCTGTTCATTAAATCCTTGAGCACGGGCGCCAGTATCAAGGCTAATCCCTTGCAATGCTGCCTGGCTCAACAAGTCGTTTCGGTTCTGCCCTGCTTGCGTTTGAGCCGTCCTGTAAGCCTCTGATCCTGGCGTGATGCCCTGATTAGCAAGCTGATTTTCCATTGCGGCTTGCTGACGTTGCAGTTGTGGCTCTAAGCGAGACATGATCGCTTGTTGCCCCGTCATTCCTGCATTGACCGGCATTTGTGCAAGGTTAGACAAATCAAGGCGGGTTTGCAGTCCTTGACCTGCTGTTCCAGTAGGCGCAAAGGCTTTGCTAATCACATCTTGGGCTGTTGTTGCGCCAGTTTCACCAAGCCCAGCCAATAGCTTTTGCACCCGTTGTTGAGCAGCAAGAGTTTCAGTAGCCGTTGGCGTTAATTGTTGCGTAATCGTTGGCTGATCGTCTTTATAAGTGACAGTCTGCGAACCCAAAGGAGAAACAATATTTGGGTTAGCCATACGACCTTGCAAACGCGCTGTTTCTACGTTAGCCGCACCCTGTGCTTGAGCCGCACCTGTGTAATCAGGCGCTGCCGGTGCTTGCGGTTGAGATTTCCCAAAAACGTCACTAACTATGCCACCCATATCGCCTCCAGTTTCTTCAAGTAACGCGGCTGAATCCACTTCTCAGCATCGCGCTTCATCAATCCATAAATGCACAAATCGCCGTGTTCGCTTGCTTCTCGCATCACACCTTCTAACTTAGCGCCAAGATGATGTGCAAAACGCCGTGATTTTTTGTTCCGTTTATCAATGATCCCAGTTACTCGTTTGCACTTGTTCGTCACAAACGCATAGTGCATGACCGTTGAGATAAAGCCCGGCGTAATTGTGTCAGCAGAGATGTGCATCATAATGTTACGCGCGATATAGCCATTGAACACCACGCCGCCAATCAGCTCTTCATCATCGTTAACAAGACCAAACGCGACGTATAGACCCCAATCAGGTGAACGTCCCTGCTTCTGTGCAACATAGCGCCCAATGAGTTCTTTCGGCTCGGTAATGATCTTCATATACCTGCCCAGCCAGTCTGATACACCACATCAGTCGATGCCCATTCAATCTGCAAACCTTTGCTCGCGCTTTTCATCTGAATAGCACCGCAATAGCCGATACCTGTGATGCCTTGCCAGTTGTTCGTAATTGTTGCATCTGTGCCCCATAGACCTGTCCCCCACAATGAAGAGTCCCAGATTGCATACGTCTGCGGGCTAAACGATAGTGCTGCTGTCGTATCAGATACATCAAAATCGACGTTCATACCAACAAAGATAGCCGGTTGCCCATTAGTAAAAATGCTCGGTCTTGCGCGAGTGAAATACTTTTTTACACCGCGAGAGCCGTAATAGTTGAATGCTTGCAATGTAACTGCTTGAATGTTTGCAGCGTTGTCTTGATAGTCAAGCGTCCATGCCTTGCCGACGAAGCCATTTCCACCAAAGTAAGGGTCATCGTCGTAGATTTCCCAACAGTTAGCATTCCAGTTGGTGAAGTTACTCCACGCCTTTGTGATGTTGTTCATCACATATTGCTGTTGCTGAGAACCTTCCGCTACGGGCACATTCACAAACAAAGCATTGTTTTTGGCGTTATAGATAATTTGCCAGCCAAAGTTGTTTTGATACGCCCTCGTAGCCTCTGCAAACGCGCCTTGAATTTTGTCTGATAGTGCGATGCGAGGATCAAGCCTTGAACTTTGAACCGCCGACGCAAGGGGGTAAAGACCGTCAAGGGTTAGAATCAACAGATCGCCCGAATACTTGAACATGCACCGCTTGCCAATAGGAGTGCCTAATTTCCACACTCCGATCAGTGCCCAAGTCGATGCAGAAGCGGGATCAGTCCCGCGATAGGCAATGATCTCACCATTGCTAGTGACAAATACTAGGTTGTCGTCAGCGCCGTAACCTGCGTCAATCGTCCAAGTTCCAATCGCCACAAGATAACCACCAAAACGACAGATTGAACTCAGGTCTAGTTGTTCAGCAGCACCACCAACTGAGGAAGTCGGCAGATACCATGCTTTGAGGGTGTTCTTTTGAATGAACCAAACCCTGTTTTTAAACAGCGTCACATCATCAAGCGTTGTAGTTGTGACCCCTGTGATTGCAGGAGTCGAAATCGCTGTGATGGCTGTCCACGTCGTGCCATTGTAAAGCAAGGGTGCATCTGTGCCATTGGCGCAATACATAAACGCCCCGCCTGGGGTAGAGACGTTTACATACTCCCATTTAGAGTTAGTCAGTCCTGAGACGACTGCCGCACCTACCGCACCGCCTGATGTAACGTTGTAGATTTTGCCGCCTGCTACTGCAAACAGCTTTTCAGAGTTGCCGCCTGAGTAGTTAAACAGGCTCTCAACTTGCCCAGGAATCCCAGTTGCGAACTGCTGATAACCGCCCCGCAGATTGACGCTAGAGACTGTAGGGAACATATTGGTAAGCTGAACGGCATCCGTAGCTTCCATGTTGGCAAGCGAGTCACGGGCGTTCCAGCCACCAATTGGAGCAGGCAAGGAAGCTACTTGCGCGGCTGCGCCTTGAACCATCATGCGTTGGCGTGCGCTGCGTGCCATCAGTTCGTACCGTATCCCGAGTCGGGAATGTTGTCGTAGCCGATCAGGACTGTGCCTGGACGCGGTGCGAGAGACAAGTTGGCAGACGACATATCGAGAGCTTTAGCAGCCTCAAACTCGGTCATGTAGTTACGCATCATCGCTGTAGTGTCAAAGCCTTTTGCCTCGAAATACTTTAGCTTTGTCGCGTTGACCATTAACCGATCAGGATAGATGCAGGTGTCGGTATCAGCAGTAAACGAGTTCTTGACTGTGCCATCAGCAGCAGCCGCCCATCCCTTGCTGCGGTACTCCAAACCAAGATATTCTGCCGTCGACATACCCGGCCATATTTGGAAGTACGCACCAAGCAAACGCCAACGGATACGCGGGCCAGTCGAGATATAGCCCGACAGCAGCCACTCCCATTGTTGTGCGTCCTCAGGGCCTAGCATTTCCCAATGCTTGGATTTATCCCACATCGTGCGCGGGACGAGGCTTTCGTAGTCAGAGGGTAGCGAATACTTGATTTTCTGAAAGTAGGCCGTTGCAGCAGTACCGTTTGCAGAAAAGTCTTGATTGACCGTGACTTGCGTGGAAGAGTCTACAGAAACGATGTAGGTGTTTTGATTGATGCCTGTGCCTTGAACCTGATACGTCGTATCAAGTCCCGTAGTGGAGGCCATCGTGATCGTGCGGGCCGCGGTCGTCCATGTGCCCGTCGTCGTAAGGTATTGCGTGTAAAACGAATACTGTTTAGTCAACTCCCGCCAAGCGTGGCGACGAAGAAACTCGTATCCATTCGCGTTCATCAACGCGAGAATTTGGATAACGTCTTGGTTAGTGTTACCTGCTACGCTTGACGGGGTTGCAACGCCAAGCTCATTAGTTGTTTGCTGCACCAACTCCAGCATGGTCGTCGTT